AATGACAAGATCGACATCGACAAGCAGATCGAGAAACTGGAACAGCAGCACCAGCTCGCGCTGGCGAAGCTGGCAAATCAAGCAGCGCTGCAGCGGCATCAGCAGGAAGTCAAAGATGCTCAGACGACCATCAATGCCTGGAAGGGATTAGTATCGCCGATCAGTAACGCGTTCGACCAGATCACATCCGGCATTCTACAGGGCACGCTGAGCTGGCGGGACGCCGTTCGGAACTTCGCGACCGACATGGTGGTGACCCTGGCCAATGCCGGCGCCAAGATGTTGGAAAACCTGCTGCTGAACCTGATCATCGGCGAGGCGGCCCAGAAGGCATCGGCCGGTGAGTCGATTATGACGAGCGCGAAGAGTGCCGCCGCCGGCGCCTATTCGTCGGTGTCGAGCATCCCTTATGTCGGCTGGATCCTGGGGCCGATCGCTGCGGCGGCTGCCTTTGCTGGCGTCATGGCGTTCGGTTCCTTCGCGGTCGGCACGCCCGAGGTACCGCGCGACATGATAGCTCAGATCCACCAGGGCGAAATGATCGTGCCGGCCACCATGGCGGATGGTGTCCGGTCGGGCACGGTATCGCTTGGCGGGGGAGACGGTGGCGATAAGGGTATCAGTATCAGCACTGGCGATCTGCATTTCCATGGAAGCAATCCGAAAGCGAATGCCCGCGATTTCCTGAAGGAAGTGGCCAAGGGCTACCGCAACAACCCGAGCTTGAGGCCTGCCTGATGTCGAGTGACGTGTACCCGGTGCTGCCGGGCCTCACCTATACCGTCCATCGGCAACCGACATGGAAGACGCAGATCCAGACATCCATCTCGGGCAGGGAGACCAGGATCAGGCGCTGGCTGTTCCCGAAATACCAGTATTCGCTGGCCTATGAATTCCTACGCGAGACGACGCCGCTGACCGAGTTCTCGACGCTGCTCGGCTTCTTCAATGAGCATGGCGGCAGCTTCGACACCTGGCTGTTCGATGATGTCGATGACAACTCGATCGCCAATCAGCAGATCGGCGTCGGCGATGGCACCGACAAGACCTTTCAGCTCGTCCGCAGCTTCGGGGGCTTTGTCGATCCGGTCACGGCGCCCAATGCGGTGTCTGCTGTCTATATCAACGGCGTGCTGCAGGCGAGCGGCTGGTCGGTGGATAGTTCGACCGGCATCTTGACCTTCGTCACCGCACCGGGCGCCGGCCTGAGCATTGCCGCGACGTTCACCTTCTATTGGCGCTGCCGGTTCGTCGATGACCAGATCGATTTCGAGAAGTTCCAGAACAAGCTGTGGCAGATCGGCCAAGTCGACTTCATCACGGTGAAATGAGCGATGAAGCCGGTCTCACCCGCGTTGCTGGCGCTACTTGCCAGTGGCCAGTTTTATGTCGCCGACCTGCTGACCCTGTTCCTGATCGACGGCACAGTCATCCGGCTGACCAATGCCGATGCCGATATCAAGTTCGGCGGCAACACCTATCTCAGCAATGCCCTGCTATTCGACCGTGACGGTGGGACCTGGGCTGTGGGTGTCGATGTCAGCCAGCTGAACGTCACCTTCTATCCGTTCGACGACAGCCTGATCAACGGCGTCCCGTTCCTGCAGGCACTGCCGCTGGGTCTCTTCAATGGCGCTGAGGCGCAGGTCGATGTTGCCTATATGCCGACCTTCGATGATACCTCGCTGGGCATCGTGACGGTGCAATATGGCCGGGTCGGCGAGGTTGTCGCGGGCGACGGCACCGTGACGATGCCGATCAACAGCCATCTGGAACTGCTGAATCGCCAGGTGCCGGCGAATCTCTATCAGACCGGCTGCATCAATTCGCTCTACGACGCGCAATGCACGCTCAGCAAGGCGGCGTTCAGCGTGACCACAACAGCGCTGGCTGGGTCGTCGCTCAACTCGATCAGGATCAACGACACGCATCCGGCCGGATATTTCGACCAGGGCACGATCCGCTTCACCTCTGGCGCCAATAACGGGTTGATGTGGACCGTCAAGCAATGGGACGGCCAGAACATCACAGTTGTGCGGCCGCTGCGAGCGGCCCCGGCGGCAGGCGATACGCTGGTCGTCTCGGCCGGCTGCGATAAGGCGCGCGGTACCTGCACGAATAAATTCCAAAATCTGGCCAACTATCGGGGATACGACTTCGTACCCGTACCAGAAACCGCCATCTAGGAGGCTCGCTTGCTTAAGACCGAGGACGGCATGGACATTATTGTCGATGGAGATCTGGTGCAGGTGATGGGGGAGCAGGGCTTCCCGATCTTGTCTTGTCGTCTCAGCGGTGACTATCCCGATCCCTCTCCATTCCGAAAGCTCGTCGAGCGAGTGAAGAGCGCGACGCGGAACGCCTGAGTAAATTGAAATGACCGAGCAGGAAGAACGCGCGGCCGTCGTCGCCGAGGCGCTGACGTGGCTGCGCACGAAATGGCACCATCAGGCGCGCGTCAAGGGTGCCGGCGTCGATTGCGCGATGTTTCTGGCCGCCGTCTACCAGGCCTGCGGCCTCTGTCCGGAGATCAAGCCGGATCATTACCCCATGGATTGGGCGATGCACCGCCAGCAGGGCCTGTTCGTTGACTGGGTCAAGAAATATGCCCGGGAGGTCGAGCACCCGGGGCCGGGCGATATCGTGCTTTATCAGTTCGGCAAAGTGCTGAGCCATGGCGCCATCGTGATCGGCTGGCCACAGATCATCCACGCTGATCGTCGTGCCGGCATGGTGACGCTGGCGGAAGGCGATCAGGACTGGCTCGTCATGGGCTCCGGTGAGCGCGTCATCAGCTTCTGGTCGCCCTGGCCGAGGGCTGCGGCATGATCGGCGGTGCAAAGGCCTCACAGGCGAAGTCGAAGCCGCAATATACCGGCGTCTCGGTCCAGACCAGCGTTCTCGGTGCCGTCATCGCAGTGGGCTGGGGCAAGTTCAAGATCTCGCCCAACCTGATCTGGACCGGCGATTTCAGGGCGGTTGCGCACAAGGAGAAGGCGGCCGGCGGCAAGGGTGGTGGTGCAGCCCCAGGCGGACAGGACACCTACACCTATGAAGCGGCCGTCGCGATGGGGCTGCTTGGCGTGCCCATTGCCAGCATCGGCACGATCTGGAAAAGCAAGTCGACTACGACGCTGGCGGCGGAACGGATGGTTCTGTTTCCGGGCCTTCCGGGTCAGACGGCTTGGGGCTATCTGCTCACCAACCACCCCGACCAAGCACTGGCTTACAAGGGCCTTTCTTATATCGCGTCGGGCCCGCTTGATTTCGGCGATAGCGCGGACATCTCGAATTTCAATTTCGAGGTCATGACGACGGTCGGTAATGCGATTCCGGGAAAGCCTGATGCCGACCCGAAAGACGTTGTAATGGCGCTGCTGCCGAATAGCGATTACGGCCCGAACTTCCCGGCAGCGCGCATTGGCGATCTATCCACCTATTCAGCCTATTGCCGAGCGACCGGTTTGGTTGTGTCGCCGAAGCTCGACAGTCAGCAGCAATGCAGCCAGACGCTCAGCGATTTGGTGACGCTCACCAACTCGGAGGTTGTCTGGAACGGCTCGGTCCTGACGATCGTGCCCTATGGTGACCAGGCAATCACGGCGAACGGCGCCACCTATACGCCGCCGAGCGCCCCGCTATTCGACCTGACCGACGACGATTTCATGCCGGCGGACGGCGAGGACCCGGTCCAACTGACGATCAAGCGGCCATGCGACGCCTATAACAAGATCTCGCTGGAGTTCGTCGATCGGGCGAACGCCTACAACACCGATCTTGCCGAGGCAAAGGGTCAGGCCGAGATCGATCTTTACGGCGTTGTGGCAGAGGAAGGCGTTCAGGCGCATCAGTTCTGCGACCGCGGCGTCGCGAAGATGGCCGCCCAGCTGAGGCTGCAACGCCAGTATGTTTACAACAACTACCAGTTCAAGCTCGGCATCCAATGGCTGATCCTTGATGCGATGGACATCGTCACGATCAGCAATGACCGGCTTGGCCTTGATCGTCAGTGGGTGCGCATCAAGGAAATCAGCGAAGACAGCGACAACGTCCTGACGATCACGGCCGAGGAATATCTCGCAGGCACGGGAGCGGCGCCGGTCTATGGCGTTCCGGCCGGCGATCGCTACCAGCAGGATTTCAACGCCCAACCGGGCCCCGCGAACACCCCGGTCATCTTCGAGCCGAACCTCTCGCTCAGCGATAGCGGCGGCCTGGAAGTCTGGGCGGCCGTGGCCGGTTCCGATACGACCTGGGGCGGCTGTGACGTCTGGGCGAGCGATGATGGCATCACCTATAAGCAGGTCGGCACGGTCCATGGCAACAGCCGGTATGGCGCGTTGACCGCCACGCTGCCGACCGCCGCATCGCCAGACCAGATCAACACGTTGTCGGTGGATCTCTCGATCAGTCTTGGCGAGCTGACCTCGGGCACGACGCAGGACGCGCTGCAGCTGAACACGATCTGCCTGGTCGGCAGCGAGTATATCGCCTATGCGATGGCAACTCTGACCGCCCCGAACGAATACGACCTGACTTATCTGGTCCGTGGTGCCATGGATACTGAGATCGGCAGCCACGCGATCGGCGAGCCGTTCGTCCGGCTCGACACGTCGCTGGTCAAGATCCCGGTCGACCAGTCGCGGATCGGGCAGACCATCTATCTGAAGTTCGTCGGCTTCAATGCGACGGGCGGCGGCTTCCAGGACATCTCGGAGGTACCGGCCTATACCTATCAGATCACGGGCGGCGCCATGCTGGGCCCGCTTGCCGATCCGACGCAGGTCACGACCAATTATGTGTCTGGCATCCTGCAGATCCGCTGGACCGGTGTTTCCGATCTTCGGCAGCCGCTGGATTATGAGATCCGCAAGGGTGTCAGTTTCGGAAATTCCCAGTTAATGGGCCGCACGACCGACCTCTACTATCCGGCCGCCGGCGATGGCACATACTGGATCGCGGCACACTTTCAGACCGATCAGGGTCTTGATGTCTATTCGGGCGACCCGCCATCGATCGTGATCGAGAATGCCGCGCTCGTGAAGAACGTCATTGCCAAATGGGATGAACAGGAAACCGGCTGGTCTGGCACGGTCAGCGGGGGCGCCTATATCGTCAATGGCACCGTCATGCTGGGCGGTACGAACGACATCCTGAGCGAGGCGAACATTCTTGCCGACATGGACATCTTGTTCGGCGGCAACGTGGCTGATAGCGGCGTCTATACCGCGCCGGTCGGTCACACGATAGAGCTGACGCAGCCGGCGCCCTGTCCGGTCACTATGTCGTGGAACATCATCGGGCAATCGATCTACGACAACATTCTGACCGTTACGGATGTGCTGTCACAGCAGGATATCCTTGGCAGCCAGTTCAACCCGCTGGTCGCCGGTCGGCCGCAGGTCTCGCTGAGCCAGGACGGCGTGTCGTTCGGCGACTGGCAGAACTTCAGCCCTGGCGCCTACACGTTCAAGGCGATCCGCTTCCAGATGGTGCTAGCAAGCTTCCGCGACGACGTCACCGCCATCATGGATAGCTGGACCTACCTGGTCGATGTGCCAGACCGCATTGAGACCGGCACGATCACCAGCGATGCCGGCGGCGTGCAGACCTTCTTCTACAAGGGCAGTGATCTCGAAACACCGACGCCCTTCAACGGTGGCATCAATGGAAATACGGCCCCGGTGCCGCAGATCACCATCCTGGGCGCCGAAGAAGGCGATACCGCCTCGATCACCAACATGACGCTCGCTAGCTTCGATCACGTCATCACGAACGGCGGCGTGCCGGTAGTCAGGGACTTTATCTACACCTCACAAGGATATTGAGATGATGAAACGCATCATTGCCCGCTGGACCCTTGGTCTGGCGTTGCTGCTGGCTGCCTTCGCGGGCGTACCGCCGGCCCAAGCGGCACAGAACGCCACATCCTGCCCAACCACCGGCACGCTTTCAGGCCTGGCGCTGGTCCAGTGCATCAACAATGCTTTCGCAACGTCCGTTAGCAACTTCAGCGGTGCCTCGGCGCCAGGCACGCCGACCACCTACCAGCTCTGGGCCGATACGACGACCAACATCCTGAAGATCTACAACGGCACCGTCTGGATGCCGGTCGGCAGCTTCTCTGGAAGTCAATGGACCCCGATCAGCAATGGCGTAAAGGCTGGTGCCATCGCCTCGACCGGTTCCTCGAATGCGTTCGTCCTGACGCTGTCACCAGCACCGACAGCATTGGTCTCCGGTCAGGTCTATACCTTCATCGCCAACTTCACGATCACCGGCTCGGCGACGCTCAACATCAATTCGCTGGGCGCCAAAAACCTGACCAAGAATGGCGTGTCGGCCCTGGTGGCATCGGACATCGTCTCCGGTCAGGTGGTCGCGGTCGTCTATGACGGCACCGGTTTCCAGATGGTCTCGCCGACCGCCGCGGCCGTGCTGACCAATCCATGGGTGCCGGTCCGGCAGACCGCCCTTGCAAGCCCCGTTGATAGCAACGGCGTGCCGACCTTCCTGCCTTCGACCGCTGGTGCGCTCTCGCTGACCAGCCAAAACATCACCGGCTCGGCCCCGCTGGTCGTGACGGCGGCCAATGGTTTCGGCTCGTCGGGTCAGGTCGACCGCGTCGGTCAGACAACCAGCAACCTCACTTGGTCAAGTCTGGCCGCCAGCACCACCAACTATCTCTATGTCGATATCGCCGCGAACGGCACACTGACGACTGGATCAACGACGCTGCAGCCCGCCTACCAGCAGGGCGGCGCGTTCTCGACAACGAACGGGCAATTCACGTTCAATGTTCAACAAATGAGCGGTCAGGTCGGCAACGGCTCGACCGCCGCGCAAGCCTACCGGGTGTTTGTCGGCGAGGCCGTAACCAGTGGATCGGCCGTGACCAGCACCATCGCCTATGCGCTGATGGCGCGATACATGGCGCCGTTCACCAACACGCTACCGGGTGCTGCGACGCAGACGATCTTCAATCACAATATCGGCGTCGCGGATCTTGAGCTGACCGCGGAATTCAGAAACATCAATGCCGAGGGCGGATTTTCGCCTGGTGAAATAACGGCCAACGCGCTGATCAGCCCGGCATCCGGACAAAGCGCGCCGCTACCTCTCAATTACGCCAGGACGCGCTGCTGGTTCACATCGGGCGCCAACGCGGCCTTCAACTTCATCAACTCCGGTACCGGCACGGTTCTCATTCCTACCGCCGCCAACTGGGCATACCGCATGACAGCACAAGGAGATGGTGACCATGGGATATTTCATCGGTGCAAATGGCATCTATCATGAGGGTGATGCCCAACCCGGCGATACTGAGGTGCCGCAGCGGCCGTCATCTCAGCACGTGTGGCTGAACGAAGCGTGGACCTATGCGCCAATCGAGCGCGACTATGTCATGGCCGTTCAGGTGCTGCTCGACGAGACGGTGCAGCAGCGCAACTACGACAATATCGCGACGGCCGCTTCCTACGCCGGAGATCCGGACCCGATCTTCAACGCTGAGGGCACAGCCTGCAAGGCGTGGCGATCTCTGGTATGGCGGAAGTGCTACACCGATCTCGCCGCAGTCCAGGCCGGTCAGATGCCGCAGCCCACGGTCGAGCAATTCGTCGCAAGCCTGCCCGCACTGGTCTGGCCGGTCTAAACGCTTTCGCCTGTCACGAGCGGGCATCATCGGGGGTAGAAAGTGAGCGATGGCGTGAACATCAAAGAGACGGCCGAAAACACGTGGTTCAAGCTCAGCTACCGGGTGGCGGTGATCTTGATCTCGGGTCTGATCGCAAATTGGGAGTGGCAGAGCCGCGCCCAGACGAATGAGATCAGAGAATCTATCAGCAAGCTCAGCGGCACCCTTGACGACTTCAGGGAGCGGCAATTTAACCCGCTCAACAATGCCGTGACGGTCCTGCAAACGACGATCGACAAGGGCATCAATCAGGCGCTGGAAAGCCAGAACCGCGGCTCGAGGTGCTGGAGCGCAGGGTCGATAACCTGTCGGACCGGGTCAATGATATTCACAGCATGGTCGGCGGGGCAAAGAAATGACGCCGACCGCCCGCGATATCGACATCCTCAAGCGCACCGTCTGGGGTGAGGCGAGGGGCGAATCCCGCGAGGGGCAAGCCGGCGTCACCTGGGTGATCCTGCACCGCGCCACGCTGGCAGCCCTCTATGTCGCCAGGCGCAAGAAGCCGCATCCGCTGTTTGGTGACGGCTCCGTCGCCGATGCCTGCCTTGTGCCGTTCCAGTTCTCGAGCTGGAACAAGAACGATCCGAACCGCAGCAAGATGCTGGCGGTGACTGCCGACGATCCGTCATTCGAGGCTTGCTGCGATGTCGTCTCTGACGTGCTGAGCGGACAGATCCCGGACCCGGTCCCGATGGCGACGCACTATTGCACCGTCGGATTGCGCCCGGCCTGGGGGATTGGGCTGCTGCCATTTTGCGTGATCGGCCGGCACGAATTCTACCGGGACGTTCCGTAACTGCCATTTTTATTCCATTTCAATTCCTGACCCGTAGGAGGCCTTGATGGCTGACACCCCGACGACGGCCGGCTCGGCCGCCGATCCAACACCCACGCCCGCACCCGCAACCCAGACCCTGCAGCAGCCGGTCACGGTCGAGCGGGCGACGCTCTCACCCAATCGGATGAGCGCCGTGTCGGGCGCCACGGTGGGCGTCGCTGGCGCGTCAGCCGCGACGCTCTCGCTGATCCCCGTCATCTCCTACGGCTTTCAGGTCGCCCAGGAATGGCCGCGGCTGCCGACACCCGCACCTGAAGCCATCGCCGGCATGGCGTTCCTCGGCACGTCGGCGCTCGCCATCGTCGCCCATCTGTGGGTCCGGCTCTGCGTCAACACGAAGGGCGTTGTCGTGTGGACCGGCAACCTCATCACCCAGATTGCAACCCGAAAAGGATAGACGGACATGAAACGTCACATTGCCAGCCTCGCGCTGGTCTGCCTGCTGGCCGCACCGGTCGGCGGCTGTTCGCTTCTCACGGCCACAACCACCTCCGGCTCGACGGTTCCGGCCACGACGCGGGAAACCGTCAGCAAGGCCATTGCGTCCACAGAGTCTCTGGCCACGATCGCAGCGAAAGGCATCACCACCGCCGCGCAGAAGGGCCTGATCCTCAAGGATAGCGACACCGCAAAGGCGCTGAATACCGCCTTGAAGGGTGCCGGGTTGGCGCTGGATGCCGCCGAGAGCTATGCCGCCGCGGGCCTCTATGCCCAGGCGCAGGAGGAGGTCGACAACGCCAACGCCGTCATTAGTAACGTCACGGCTCAAACGCCACAAGGGAGCTAACCCATGTCCACGCAAAACACCGTCGACGATATCGTCGCCGCGCTCACGGGCCTGATCAAGGTCGCCCCGGATGTGATCGCCATCATCAACACCATCAAGACCGAAGGCAGCATTTCCCTGGAGACGCTGCAGAAGCTGCAAGCTGAGCGCCAGGCGGCCTTCACCGAGGCAGAGGCAGCGCTGACCTCTGGGGATTGATGGACTAGGGCGGCCCGGGGCCCAAGCCCTTGGGCCGCCCATATTGGAGAGGTGACTGACATGTCGGTGCTTGATGTAACCGGCGGCATCGCGTCCGCTGTCTCGGCTGTCTTCGGCGCGATCAGCAAGGGCATCGCCTTCGCCAGCCAATGGATGCGCAAGAGGCAGGATGATCAGCTGCGCCAGGACGGCCAGACCGAACAGAAGGCGGCAGATCTGCAGGCGTCACTGACCACGTCGAACGCGGTCGCCAAGGCAACCGTCGACGCGCCGACAGATGCCGAAGGCGTCGCGAAGGCCGCAGATGAGGGGAAATTCTGATGAAGCGGATCATCCTCGTTGCATCATTGCTACTTGCCGGCTGCGCTGACACGCCGCCGCCCCAGCCTGTCGTGCGTTCCTGCGTGCCGACGGTCACCTATAGCCCAGAATTCCAAACCGCCTTGGGTGGTGAGATCCGGGCGATGGAAAAAGCGGGGCTTTATCCCCATGCTCTTCAGGCGCTTGGCGATTACCACCGCGAGCGGCAGGGATTGAAGGCTTGCAGCGATGCGGGGTGAAGACGCTTAGCCACGCCTCCTGATTTGCGCCAAAACGCAAACTGATCGGAAATGCTTGACCCCGTCCGAAAGGGCGGGGCTTTTTTTTGAGCGAATCCGGCGTGAGAAATTGACATGGCGACCCAGGCAATTCGGCTGATTTGTCAACCTCAGCGGCCGATCTCGAAGTGCTCAATTGCAGCCGCAAGCCCGAAGAAGCTTACAAAATGATCGAGGCGCTATTTCAGGGGCCGTATTGCGAGCTCTTCGCCTGCAATACGCGGCTCGGCCTGGACTGCTGGGGCGACGAAGTTGGCAAGTTCGGAGGGGCTGCGTGATGAGTTCCTTGGAGGGGTCACAGCTTCGGTGCCTGTCCCAGCGCGGGAAAAGTGGAATTGAGAAGGCTCAAGCATCGCTCCGTTTTTGTCGTTATTCGATTGATATGCTTTATTGCTGCGTCGCATTTAGCCATTTGTTGCTCGTTCAGCGCTTTGTAGAATATGTCCCTCCGGCGGACAGATTCTGCGTCGTACCCAATCGATCCGAACTCACTTGGTTGCGGGTTGTCTCGCTTTATTTTCTCGAACGCTCTCACTTTTTCGTCTTTACCAATGAAATTGTTCAGCTGGTTGGAACTGAAATTGAGTATCGACTCGATTTCGTCGGCACTTTGACTGTCGATAGCAGCGAACAATTGATCTCTTGCGTTTGCACACGCCTCGCGTTCCGTCTGTCGCGGCTCGCACTTCGAAAGGACGGTCGAGATGTTGCGATTGAAGTTCGATTCGTCCGCAGAGCCTCCTGATTGTCTGAGTTCGGCGAGCTCGCGTGCGCCAATCTTCAGCCGGTCGGCAACTTCTGCCAGCGCCCGCATTACCGGAGCGAAATGTTCTCGAACCTTGAGCCGGTATTCCAGGTTGAAGAGCGCAAGGGATTGGTTGTGGTTCACTCGCGCCTGCCAGGCAACTATTGCAAATCCAAGCAGCGCTCCTCCAAATGTCGCGATTGCTTGCAGCACGCCGTCAAAGGTGAACGGAAATCCAGTTCTCGACCAGCGCACCCACATGTACGGTACCGCCAGGCAAGTGAATGCCCCGATCGTTACTGCGGCAAGCAGCAGAATTATCTTTGCCCAGGTTGATCGAATCTCTGGCAGATGAATGATCAT